CACCGGATGACCTGCGCAAGACTTCACGAACGACGGCCGCGTGCGTACACCGCGGCCGTTCTCATTTGCACGCGATGATCATCGTGCGGCTCGCGGTCGGGATGACCTGGAAATTTCCGCCCATCGTATTGTGTACGAAGGAATTGTTGCCGGCCTGGTCGACTACCTCGTAGCCTCGCGATCCACACGCCGCACCAGCCTTCTCAAGGCACTGCCCCCACGTGCGCACTGTGCCGGAGCAATCGACCGAGTAGCCCTGCCGCCCATCCGGCAGGTAGACCGGCTTGGTTGAAGCGCAAGCGGCCATCAGCGCCGCCGCCAGAACCACTGCCACTGCTCGCATAGAGCCTCCCCAAGTGATCGACGGCTGATTCTCAGCGGCGCTAGCTCGCCTCGCCCACCTCTAGGTGTAAACGATAGGCTGAACTATCTCCGCGCGGTGTTGACAACATGTCACCGTGCGGTGACACTTCACTCCAACGCACCCACACCGGGTTGCATCAAGAGTCGGAGGCCCGGCATGTCTCAACAGCAGTTTGACCAGTTCATGGAAGAGCAGGTTGCGGCGATCGAGTCGAGTGGACTGACCTTCGAAGAGTGGATCGAGCAACGCGCGGAAGCCTTTCGCGCTGAGTGGGAGAACAGCCATGTCGAGTAGCAGCATGAGCGTCGCCAAGCACACGCCGGGGCCGGTTGCAGAAACCATCGCTTGCGCTGACGCATGGGCGCGCGTCGCCCAGATCGCCACTTACTCGGACCTGCGCGACATCTCCGCACAAGCTGAAGAGTTCACCGAGTTGGTCGAGCGCTTCTTCCGCGGTGGCGATGGCACCGACGATCGCGCCCCGGCCACCGAAACGGAGGTCGCCGAAGCGATGTACGCCTTGCGCGCCGCCATCGCAAAGGCCACCTGGAGCGCGGCATGAAGGCCAAGACCTACACCCTGCTCGTGACGGTCAGCGACAAGGCGCCACCGACACCCGAAGCCATGGCGCTACTGGTGAGCGGCTACCTCGAACGCGGCGCCTATGCCGTCAAGTCAGCAACCGTCCATGCCATCGAAGGCACGCGCCCTCTGTCGGCGACCGTCGCCGCCCTCCACTCCGCCATCGTCAGGAGCCACGCATGACCGCCGCAGCACTCGCCGAGCAAGTCATTCCAGCGCAGTCGGTCGTTGCCGCCGCGACCTACGTCGTCTGGGTGGTCGAGCTGACCTACCTGCAGGACGACGTGCAGCGGTCGACGATCGTGGTGGATCGCGCACCGCTCTCTGCCAGGCCGGAGACGGAGGAACTGCTCCCCGCCGGCGCCGAGTTGCTGCGCGCCGAGTCGATGCCGGTGTGCCGCCTGCGCGACCTGCCCGTCGACCGCCGCCACAACTACCGCCGGCACTACCGCGCCTTCCTCATGTGGAACCGCGCGCAAGACAACGGCATGCGCTCCGACGACATGGTGCCGCACGTCGACTACGACCCCATCGCGATCGACGAAGACCTGCAGCGCTGGGTGCGCCCCATCAACCGGTACTGCGGCGACTGATCGCTGCCATCAAAGGAGATCGACATGGAGTTCAAAACTGGCACGCCATTTCTCATCGGCGAACGGCCGGCCTATCCGGGCGCTCCGAAAGGGCCGGCATTCAGTGTCGAGTCGTGGCCCGATGAGCCGCGTCGCGGCAGCGCAAACCACGCCCAGCGCAAGGCCGAGCGGGTAGCCGAGCGCGCCGCCGCTGTACAGCCAGCGAGCAATGGCTGGAGCACGTGGATCATGTGCGACCAACCCAAAGGCTGCCCAATCCCGGCGGCGATGGCCGGCGACTACGAGATCATTTTGAGCGATGGCGCGATGGCGCGGCCGGTGTGTCATGCGGAAAACCATGGAGCCTGGGCGCCGATCGGGTTGGACATCTTCGGCCAGGGAGGCAATCCCCTGCGGATTGTTGCCTACCGCCTCAAGCGCACCTCCGTCGGTGGCCAAGTTGCCGCGGTCGCGCCTCCGCCGCCCATCGGTGAAGACTGGTGCGTCTGGGATGAAGGCGATGCAGTTCCGTCCTGCGACCGCGTCGACATCATCCGTGTCGCCGCCGGCATCAAGGGCGCAAGCCTTTCGCAGATCGACAACGTCGCCACGGTCTCGCAGTACTGGGGCCCGGGCAGCTTCGTGCGCAAGTGGCGGCCTGCTGCGGCCCCCGCGCTGATGAGTGATCCCAACGCAACCATGATCAATCGCGACGGCGGCGCTACCAAGCGCTACTGGAGCGACGTCGGCGGTGCAGCGGCCTACGCCAAGACGCTGATGCAGGCGTACGAACGCAACCAGCGCGACAGCGCGCTCGTCGCCAACGCCTTCACCGAACACGGCAGCGATCACCGCCTCGGCCTCTGGGGCAACTACAGCCTGTGACTCAACGCCAAGCCGCCCCAGTGCCATCAACCAATAGGGCTGTGGGAAAAAACCTCTGGGGCGGCAGGCGCCCACAAGGAAACGCCATGAAGCGCATTGCGATTCTCGCTGCCATCGCGAAGGACTGCCCGGGCCTGTGCCCGCTGTTCGAGGCGTGGCAGGCCTGGGCGGACGGGACCCCCTTCGACTGGCTGGAGGCAAGAGCATGAACTCGTTCAAGCTGTTCTGTACGCACGCGGTGGGCATCGCGATGTTCGCGACCTACGCCTTCGTGGCCGCAACTGCCCTCACGGCGTGCGGCGGCGGCGGGGAAGACGAGCCGGACCCGCACACCTGCTACGTCGATGGCAAGCCTATGTCGCGCGAGGCTTGCCGATGAACGCCGTTCGAGCGGTCCTCCGCTCCACCTTCTTCTGGGCCGTGTTCTCGGTGGCGTGCGCTCTGTTCATCACGCACCTGCCGGTCTGCGAAGCCAACGTCGAACTCTGCGCCTGGAGGTAGTCATGCCGCTCACGTTCTCACCCGCCAACCATCACGACCGCGACAGCCTCTTCACCGAAGAGGACCGCCAGCGCGCCGTCCGTGAGCGGGCGCAACTGGCTCACGTCGTGTCGCACGGCGAGTTGTCGCTCGAAGAGGCTGAAGCGCTCGTCGCACGGGATCTGCAGGTGGCCGAGGCCATCGCCAGCCATGCTGGCCTGAGCTCGACCGAGAGCTACATGTTCGACCAACTGGACATCGCCATGTCCGCCGGCATGACGTGCGCCGACATCGACGTGGACGTGAGCGAGCCGCTGTGGCCGGCGTTGAGCCGGGCCCGCGATCGCATCGGCAAGTTCTGCCGCGAGCTGTGGAAGTTCATCACGCGTCCGAACGCATTCGAACCAAAGGAGTGATGAGCGTGAACGCCATCGTTGAGTTGCCAGTCATGCAGATCATGACGGTCGAGGCGATGACCGACCGGATCAACCGCATCCAGACGGTCACGCGCTCCAAGATGATCCAGAACGTCCACTACGGGATCATCCCTGGCACCAAGAAGCCAACGCTCTACAAGGCCGGCAGCGAAATGCTGCTCACCATGTTCGAGATTGGCCCGACGGTCGACGTGCTGGACCTGTGCACCAACGAGCGCATCAAGTACCGCGTCACCGTGACTGGGGTTCACATCCCGACCAGCCGGCCAATCGGCCAAGGCGTTGGCGAGTGCTCCAGCAACGAAGAGAAGTACCGCTGGCGCAATGCGATCTGCGACGAGGAGTTCGACGAGACGCCCGAAGGCTCGCGCCGTATCAAGTGGGGGCGCGGGCAGGGCGGATCGATCTACCGCACCAAGCAGGTCCGCACGACACCCGACGACCTCAGCAACACCGTGCTGAAGATGGCGAAGAAGCGCGCCCAGATCGACATGACGCTGACCGCGCTGGGGGTGTCCGACCTCTTCGACCAAGACCTCGATGACCTGCCGCCGGAACTGCGCCAAGGCGCGTCCGACGACCATGGCGCTCAGCCGGCCGCCGTGATGGGCGCCTCGCTCATGGAACACCCTGGCATGAAGGCGGCCAAGTCAGTCCAGGAACTGTCCAAGGTCATGAGCGGACTGAAGCAGGACGAGAAGAAGAAGTTCGTCGGCTACTTCAACGAGCGCATGCAGCAACTGAAGGACGCCAAATGATCGAAGGCCTGATCGAGCACCCGTTCCCGCAGGGCACTGAGGAATGGATCGAAGCGCGGCGCGGCGTGATCACTGCCTCCCGCGCGAAAGACGTCCGCGATTTCAAGAAAAACGGCGACCCCGGATCGGCGCGCTTGGCGTACGCGATGGATTTGGCCCGTGAACGCTGCGGCGGGAAGGCGCCATCCGCCTACGTCAACGCGGCAATGCGGACCGGTATCGAGGAAGAGCAGTTCGCCGCCATCGAGTACATGGCGCGAACCGGCGCCGAGGTTTCAGAGGCCGTTTTCGTCACCACGCCAGACCGAAAGTTCGGCATGAGCGTGGACCGCTGGGCCGGCGCAGGCGCTGCACTTGAGATCAAGACTATGGTCAGCAGCGCCACGCTGTTCAAGGCGATGGTCGACGGCGACATCAGCGACTACCGCGATCAGTGCGTCTTCGGACTCTGGCTGTTCCGCCTTGACTGGATTGACCTGTGCCTGTGGGCGCCCGACCTTCCGAATCCGCTCCACGTTGTCCGCATCGAGCGCGACGAGGACGAGATACAGAAGCTCGAAGATGACCTCATGACTTTCGAGCGCCTGGTCGTCACGTTCGAAGCCAGGCTGCGCGCGAAGCTGGAGATGCCGGAGACGCGGCAGTCCCAAGCGAAGCCCAGCCACTCCGCTGAGGAGATCGCCGTCCACCACTGCACCAGCATGCAGTTGTACGGCCAGTCGTGGATGCGGGTCGGAGTGAGCGAAGGCGGCGAGGCATACACCGAGCCAGTCGATGCGCGCGAGGTCTTCCTCGACGCAACGCCGTCTCTCACTGCAGAGCTGCTCGAGCACATCGGCCGCGCTTTCCGCAATCGCTTCCCGAGTCAGCCAAAGGTCTCGCAGGAGTGGTGGCAAGACCTACGCGCCAAGGCAGACGCCCTGCGTGCCGCAACCCAACCGATCACGGAGCCAGCATGACGATGAATCCCCTGAAGTACCAGCCTATGAAGCCGAACGAGGCCCAGAGCCTGCTGGTGTCCATGGGCCTGGACGACCTGCGCCTGCTGGCCCACCACGGCGGCAAGCGAGGGTCGTTCACGAAGAAGGGCCCTGGCCGCAAGCCTGGCGCTCCGAAGCGGCCCGACGTGGACGCCAGGCCGATCACGCAGGACGACGTGATGGCGAGGCCCGGGCTGTTCGTCGGGCAGCACACAAACCTGGATCGGTCCGAGCGCCGCCGGGCCATCGAGCGTGTCGGCATCCGCCAGTACAAGCGATCGTCCCAACGGCACCGCCCTGAGTTCCAGATCCCATTCTGACCATGGACGACAACCAAGCCGCCGCCAGCCGCGAGCAGACCGTTCGCCAGATCATCTCCGACCAACTCGGGGTTGTCCTGAACGAGGTCACGCCGGAGCGAAGCCTTTCCGCCGACTTCGGTGCCGACTCGCTCGACATCGTGGAGATCTCGATGTACCTCGAAGACGAGTTCGTCACCGTGATCTCTGACGAAGAGGTCGGGGCCTGGGCCACGGTTGCCGACGTGATCGCCACGGCTCACCGGCACTCCGAGGATGCTCAATGAAGGACGGTCAACTCTGCTTCGTCATGGGGCATGTCTACTTCGCACAAACCGTTGAGCCTTGGGTGGCGGCGCTGATTGCGATCGTTGTCCTGCTCTGGGCGGTCCGTCTGGAGCTACAGCGAACCTAACAACGGGGCCGCCCCGCCTCGTAAGTCCCTCCCTCCTCCCGAGCGAGGCGGACAAGCGGCCCCACCCATTGCAGAAGGAACCGCCGGCCCGATCGGCGGGTTGTGGAGAGAAGCGGAGGCGGACCGCACCACCGCCAGGGTATCCGCCGCCAAGCGCATTGAAGTGTGGCCCGCACGGAGCGCAGCGGCACCCCAACGAAAGGACGGCTCTTCGGAATTGATGGTGGAACCTAAGCTATGACCACAACATCAGTCTGTGTGGAATCGAGCATCGCAGGTCGAGCAGACCATCAGCATGTTCAGGGGCTCATCGCTGGGTGCAATGGGGTGTATGTGCGCTGCGGCCTTGAAGACGCGCTTGCTCAGCGGCCAGACGGTAGCCCTCGGCGTCCAGCGGGGCCTCCAGCAGCCGCCAACCGGGAAGGTCGAGGATGTCCATCAGTCCTTGTCAGCAGCCGGCTTGGGCGCCCCCTTCGCGCGCTGGATGAGGGTGCGCAGCCAGGGGATGCCGTTGGCATCCACCTTTGCCCACTGCGCGGCGGTCAGGCGGATGGAGCGCTGCTCCAGCCGTTCATCGGGAGGTGTGGGCGGCCGTCCGCGCCCTCGCTTCTGTTCTTCCATGCCGGGAAGTGTAGCCGAATTGTCGAATCACAAAAAAGCGCTTGCATTGCGCCATTTGATGAATCACAATAAATACATCGACAAGCAGCAACCGGAGAGCACCATGAACACCATCCAGGCCGCCAAGAAGTTCGATGACCGCGCCGTGGACTTCCTGACCGGCCGGAAGGTTTCGCCCCCGATGGAGGACCGGAAGGTCTGCGATTGCTGCCACCAGCGCATCGTCAAGGGCTTCTTCACCAATCTGGGCACGGTTGGCGACGACTGCTACGAAGTGATTCGTGCAGCCGCCCGGAAGGAGTCTCTGGAGGTCTTCCTGTCCGACCTGAAGCGGAGCACCGGATGGGGCGTCAAGCCGGTGGTCGGCCGCTTTCTGCAATCGCAGGTGTACGCATGAACCTCAAATGCGCCGGCTGCGGCAAGGCGCACCAGGAGGTGCGCCTCCTGGTGGCCCTATCCGACAAGCTCCACGTCTGCAATGAGTGCGTCGACATCTGCGTCGACATCTGCGCGGACACCAGCTTTGGGGGCGACGGCTTCGTCAGGGTTGCGACCCAGGAGCTGGAGGCGCTTCGCAGGCAGGCCCACCAGGCAACGCTGGCCAAGATTTGGATGGACGGCATCCGCCAGTCCGTGGCGCGGCTGGATGAACAGATTCAAGCCAATGGCTGACCACCAACTTCCACCACGGAATCCGTTTTATGGACATTCAACCTCATGCCCATTCCCACCACGCAATCCGAAGACCCGAAAGGACAGCATGAACACGCCAGCACGCGAAATGCCACGCTACCGCTGCCACAAGGAAGTGTGGGCCCTGAAGATCCGGATGATCGAGCACTTGCCGAATCCAGACCTCACGGGGCAAAGCGCAGCCAGCTCATACGGCGCGATCATCCATCCCGCAGAGCCAGGCTACGCGCCATTCCAGGTGGACGGTGCTTTCATGATCAGACATCGCCCGAAGCCTGACGGCTACTACATCGTCTACGGCGACGGCTACGCGTCCTACTCGCCGGCCAAGGCCTTCGAGGAAGGCTACCACCTGATCACCTGAGTTCCGGGCCGGCACCGGCGGTCGCATTGCGCGTGGCGGGGAATCTGGGACCCTCGTTAGCTAGCCATACATCCACGCGAATGCGTTTCCCGGGCGGTTTCAGCGCGCGCCGGCCCACCTATCAACAATGGAGTCAACGATGTCCTTCATCGACCGCATCCTCATCGCCCTCCGCCTGAAGGACGCCCCGCTCCCACCGGTGGAGTTGCCGAAGGTGATCCCGCTGGTGCCACCCAAGTCGCACTTCGTCCGGCTCGACAAGGTGCGCGGGGCGCCCACACCGAAGGCGAGGACGTGAACTGGCTCCGCAAGCTCCTCGGCCTTTGCCAGCACAAGTGGCGAGAGGACGGGCCGCCGTCGCAGATCTACGGAGTAGACCCGGATACCGGCCATCCGTTCATTCGCGGAAGGCGCGTCTACCTACGCTGCGAGCACTGCGGCAACGTCAAACACAGGAACCTCTACTGATGCGAACCCTTTTCCTCATTCTGTGCGTAGTGGCCATCACAGGCTGCGCACCACCGCAGACGCGAGACGACTCGAAGCCAATCGCAACGGTCAACGGCTGGGAGATCTACCGCGTGGGCCCAGATGAGCATGGTGTCGCCTGCTACAAGATGCGCGGCATCGAGTCCATCTCTTGCGTGAAGGTGCAGTGACATGGCTGATCAACCACCAGATGCCGCGAGGCTGGAGCGGGTGACGCGCTTCGCCCTGCGTCAGTTCATGCACGCCGCATACGCCAAGGCCATGTACGCCGCTCAAGACCTGGAACGACGCTACTTCGAAGCCGGCGCCGCCGAGAAGTTCTTGCGCGACGCGAAGGACGCAGAGGCAGCGTTGGCTGCGATGGGTGAGGGGAAGACATGACCGCCAGCATCTGGCAACGCCGCCGTCAACTCGAAAGCGCCCGCCGCAATGCGGTGCGAATCGCCATGGCCGACTACGACAAGGACTACTACGCGAAGCTCAATGAGCTCCGCGAGGAGTGCGGGTCCAACGAAGGCCACACGATGCAATTCACCCACGTGGGCCCTCTGGGAAACCCATGGTTTGCCTGCAGCAAGTGCGGCAAGACGGAAGTCAAGGAACTGGCATGACCGACAAGCGCGTCCTCCCCGAACTCACCAACGCCGACGTCTACAAGGCGGTGATGGAGAAGAACCCGATCGAGCCGGCGCGGCCTTTGGAGATCCTCACCGACGCAGAACTGATCGAGATGCATGAGATCGTGCTTGCTGCCGACGAGTTGTCCAAGTTCCGCAAGTTTTACGGCGACGCCTCGCGCGCCGTGCTGCCGGTGCTGAATGAGTTGTTCGACTTGCTCAACGCTGTGATCCGCGAGCGTTCATTTCGCGGGCATGAGTGGTAGGAGACGGGAATGAGTTGGCCAGAAGCATTCTTCGGCGCTGCATGCGTCGCGGCCCTTGCCTGGATAGTCGTGCAAGCGCTGAAGCTGCCGCCTCCAAAGGCTGGCCTGCCTTACTCGCTGCCGCTGTCGCGGGTGGTTCAGTCGCCGTGGCCGTGGGGCCGAACGTCCGCCGAGCGCTCCGCCAAGATCCGGGAATCCAGCGAAAAGGCGGTGCGCGCGATGCAGAAGAAGGTGTAGCGCGGTATAGCGCTGTACTTGTGAAGACTCTTTACAAGACTCACCAAAACAGCGTATAGTCGCGAGCAGCGAACAAAGCCGGAGAGAAGTACCCGGCACTTACAACAACCGCACCATCCGTCGATGGATAGGTGTCTGCACACAGCCCGCAAGCAACAGCTCGCGGGCTTTTTTCGTTTGGGAGTCACGATGAAACGACTACTGGCCGCCATCGTGGCCTGCCTGCCATTCGCGAGCCGAGCGGCAGATCAGGATCCTCTCGACTACCCGGTGCGGCAGTACGGTTTCATGCTCGGCGTCGCGCTGCTTGGCGGTCTTGTCTCATGGATCGCCAAGGTCAGATCAGGCCAAGCCAGCGCCTACAACGTCATGCAGCTCGTCGGCGAGTTGGCTACCAGTGCCTTCGCCGGCTTGATCGCCTTCTGGATCTGCGCGTGGGCTGGAACGCCAGGCCCATTGACGGCGGCGTTGGTTGGGGTGTCCGGGCACATGGGCACTCGGGCCATCGGACTGTTCGAGGTATGGGCCGAGAAGCGCTTCGGCGGGCTCGTCGGAGGAGTGGGTCGTGATCAACAGCCGTGACCTTGCCGACCTGAAGCCGACGGCCCGCGCGCGCTGCGAGAAGTTCGTCCGCCAGTGCAAGGCAGAGGGCATCGACATCCTCATCACGAGCACCCTGCGCGACCACGAGTGCCAGGCGATGCTGTACGCCCAGGGCCGAACCGCCCCCGGCAAGAAGGTCACCAACGCCAAGCCGGGCGAAAGCTTCCACAACTACGGCGTCGCCTTCGACTTCGTGCCGCTGGTGCACGGCAAGCCGGACTGGAACGACGAGGCGTTGTTCAAGCGCTGCGGGGCCATCGCCGAGGCTTGCATGCTGGAGTGGGCCGGCAGATGGCGAACGATGCGCGAGATGGCGCACTGCCAACTGCCGGACCTGTCGATCTCAGATCTGAAGGCCGGCAAGCTGCCGGAGTGACGTGGAACAACCCGTCGCGTGGCTGGTGGTGCCGACGCGCGGCCAGCCGGTTCCGTTCATCGACCACGGCCGGGCCGTCGAGTACGCCTGCAAGCACCACGGCGTCGTGGTCCCGCTTGGCGCGCTGACGCCGATGCCGCCGAGCAACCCCTACCCGGTCGGGAGGTGACGATGCGAGACTACATCGAAGTTCCGCCAAACCCAGCCGCAGCCGTGCGGCGCATGCTGGTGACCTTGGTCGAACAAGAACGTTTGGCGCAAGAGGTCGTCACCCGTGCGCAAGAGCGCGTGCAGTTCGCCGTTGACGAAGCGGCGCAGGCCCAGGCCGACCTGGACGCAATGCGCGCTGTGATCGTCGAGTGGCGCGAGTTCCAGCGGATGGTCTGCGAATAGCCAAATGCTGCCGCTGTGGTGGATCAAGCCGGCTGCCTGCGCTGCTGCCGCTGCGGCGCTGTTCGGCGCCGGCTGGGCCGTCAACGGCTGGCGGCTGAACGCCGAGTTGGAACGCATCAATGCGCGACGCGCCGCAGCCATGGCCCGCGCCGAGGCGGAACAGCGAAAGCAAGAAGCCGAATGGGTTGCCGCCCAACAGGAGATCGCCCATGTCGCATCACTCGCTCGCCAGCATGCTGAAGCCGATCGCCGTGTTGCTGACCGCGCTCATCAGCGCCTGCTCGACGCAGCAAGAGCCGCCGCCGGTCAGGCCGCCCAACATCCCGCCGCTGCCGGCGGAGGCGAGACAACCAGCGGCCCCGGACTTTTGCTCGCCGAACTGCTCGGCCGGGCTGACGGCGTTGCGGGAGAACTGGCTGAGGCTTATGACAACGCCAGAATCGCCGGCCTCGCCTGCGAGCGAGCCTACGAGGTCACGCGACAGCCTCAACCGGATGGATCGGTGAAGCCATGAGCGCCGCCGATGTCGTCTGGGTGCTGATCGGCATCGTGCTTGGCCTGGTCATTGGCCCGTCGCCGCGCAAGCGCACATGAACGAGAAGCCGGTCACCGTCCGCCGCAAGAAGGACGAGGCGCAGCCAACCTGCGCGACGTGTCGCTTCTTCGTCGACCAGACCGAGTCCACCGACCAGGTGAAGTGGGGCGTGTGCCGCCGCTTCCCGAAGCAGTGGTATCACGACGGTGAGGATTCTGTCTGCGACCACGCGCAGCAAGACCCGGCCGACTGGTGCGGCGAGTGGAAGGCGAAGCAGTGAAGTTCGACGCCGAACTCCGGAGCTGGGCCACCGTTCGGCAGCTTGAGGTCTTGGACGCCATCGAGACGCACGGAAGCGCGCGCAAGGCGGCCAAGGCGCTCGGGGTGGCGAAGAACACCGTCGACTGCGTGGTTGCGTCCGTGAGGAAGAAGGCGGCGGCAGAGCGCGCCAGGCAGGGGCATGCCCCGGGCCATTTCGATGCTGGCGTGGCGCCCGGCTACCAGATGGGGAAGGTCACCATCCAGCGTGGGCCAGGAGGGGTGGGGGTGGAGCGGGTGTGGGAGCGTCAGCACCCTGACGACAAGCTGCGCGAGGAACTGATGCGCGCCGCCACTGAGGCACTGTCGCGCGAGGTCGCTGGCATGGCGCCGCTGACAAATGCGCCCGCGGTGGTGCGCGACGATTTGCTCGCCGTCTACCCGCTCGGCGACCCTCACTTCGGCATGTACGCATGGGCCAAGGAGGTTGGAGACGACTTCGACCTGAAGATCGCGCGCCGGCTAACGCTTGGTGCTGTCGATCGCCTGGTGTCTTGTGCGCCGGCCGCCTCCACCGCCGTCATCCTGCCTTTGGGCGACATCTTCCACGCCAACGACCAGAGCAACCAGACGCCAGCGCACAAGCACCAGCTTGACGTTGACAGCCGCTTCGTTCACGTACTGCAGATCGGCATCGAAACCTTCCGGCACTGCATCCTGCGTGCGCTGGAGAAGCATGCTCGGGTAGTGGTTCGCTTCGTAGCTGGCAACCACGATCCACAGGCAAGCTGGGCCCTGGCCTTCACCATCGCCGCCTACTTCGAGAACGAGCCGCGTGTCGAGGTGGACCTATCGCCGGCCGCGCACTGGTTCTTCCGCTTCGGCAAGGTGTTGATCGGCTCGGCGCACGGACACCAATCCAAGGTCGAGCAACTGCCCGGCGTCATGGCTTGCGACCGCGCCGAAGACTGGGGGCAGACCAAGCACCGGCACTGGTACTGCGGTCATGTCCATCACAGCAGCGTCAAGGAATTCCCCGGCGTGACGGTTGAGACCTTCCGCACCTTGGCTGCCTCAGACGCCCACGCGGCTGGCCACGGCTACCGCGCCGGCCGGGACATGCGCTGCATCGTCCACCACCGCGAGCACGGCGAGATCGAGCGCCACCGGTGCGACGTCGGCATGTTGGAGGGGGCAGTTTGATCCCGCGCAAGATTCTGATGGCCAGCGCCACCGTGACAACGGAGATGCTGGCGCAATGAATGACTGGCTGCAGGCGGTACTGTTCATCGCCGCTGAATGCGCGTGGCTGCACTGGTTGTGTTCCGGCGGCCCGGATGAATACCGGGACAGGTGAAGGGGAATGAGGCTGCGCATCACCGGCTGCCGCGATCCGCGCATGTGGTACGCCGACCTCGTCGGCCAGCACGTCCCATTCCTCGGCAAATGGCCCGAGGGCTACAAAAGCTGCGAGCAGGACGGCCACATCAATGTGGTCAGGTTCGAAGACGCAGAACTCGAAGACCGACCCCAAGCGGAGGAAGACGCATGAACCTCGACGACCAACACATCTGTCACCCCAAGCTGGGCGACATCCCCACCGACGGCAACCGCTTCGCCGCCATCCTGAAGGCCGCACAGCACCTGCACGGCTTGCAAACCGGCCAGAGGGTAGCAGACGCCATCCTCCATCGCATCCGCAACCAGCGTGACATGCGGCCGTTGCGTGAGGCGGAAGAGGACTGAACGTGTCCGGGAAGAAGGAAGGCGCTGCACCAGACTGGGAGCGCATCGAGTTCGACTACCGCGCCGGCGTCAAGACGCTGCGCCAAATCGCTGAAGAACACGGCATCACCCACGGGGCGGTCAACAAGCGCGCCAAGACCAAAGGCTGGACGCGAGACCTGAAGGCCAAGATCCTGGCAGCCGCGGAAGCCAAGGTATCCAAGTCGCTGGTATCCGCCGAAGTATCCGCGCAGCGCTTGGCTACCGAACATCAGGTCGTCGAGTCGAACGCGATCGCGGTCGCCAACGTGCGAATCGGGCAGCGCAGCGACATTCAGCGAGGCCGGTCGCTCGTCATGAAGCTCCTGGCTGAGCTGGAGCAGCAGACCGAACACGCGGACCTGTTCGAAGACTTGGGCGAGATGCTGCGCAAGGAAGACGACCGTGGCCAAGACAAGCGCAACGACCTCTATCACAAGGTCATCAGCCTGAGCGGCCGGGTCTCGAACGTCAAAGCCCTGTCGGATGCGCTGAAGAACCTGGTGGCACTGGAACGAGAGGCTTGGGGGCTGGATGAGAAGGAGAAGCCGCCGGCAGACGCGATGGAACTGGCCGACGACGAACTGGAACGCCGAATCGAGGCGATGAATGAACGCCTCGGCTTCAAACGAGCGGGCTGAACTGCTGCTTCTCCTGCAAGAGCAGGAGCGTCGGCAGAAGCGCCGCAAGCTGTTCACCTACTTCCCCGACGAGGGGCCGCTGCGGCGTGAGCTGTACCCGCAGCACCTCGAATTCTTCAGGCTCGGCGCAACCATCCCGACCCGCTGCTTCATGGCGGCCAACCGGGTTGGGAAGACCGAAGGCGGTGGAGGCTATGAAGTCGCGCTGCACCTGACCGGGCGCTACCCGGACTGGTGGCAAGGCCGACGGTTCGATCACCCGATCGACGCCTGGGCGGCTGGCGATACCAACGAGACGGTGCGCGACATCATCCAGCTCAAGATGCTGGGCCGCGAGGAAGAAGGCTGGGGTACAGGAATGATCCCCGGCGACGACATCGTCCGGGTGGTGAAGCGCCAGAACGGCAACGGCGCGGTCGACTTCGTGGTGATCAAGCGCCAGGGCGGCGGGGAAAGCCGGCTCGCCTTCAAGAGCTACGAGCAGGGCCGGAAGGCCTTCCAGGGCACCGAGAAGCACGTCGTCTGGCTTGACGAGGAGAGCGAAGAAGGCATCCGCGCCGAGTGCGTGATGCGCCTGATGACCACCAACGGGCTGCTGATCGAGACGTTCACGCCGCTTCGGGGCCTGACGCCGATCGTGACGGGCTACCTGGGCGACGACGCCGCGGTGCCGGACAGCCGGCAGACGACGCGCGGCGACCGGGCGATGGTGATGGCTGGGTGGGACGACGTGCCCCACCTGAGCGAAGACCAGAAGCGCCGCATGCACGCAGAGGCCGAGCCGCACCTGAAGGACGCGCGGTCGAAGGGTATCCCGAGCATCGGCAGCGGGGCGATCTTCCCCATTGCAGAGGGCGAGATCACGGTCGACGACTTCGATCTACCGCAGCACTGGCCGCGGGCGTACGGGTTGGACGTGGGGTGGAACTGCACGGCGGCCGTCTTCGGCGCGCTGGACCGAGACGCAGACATCCTCTACCTCTACAGCCTGCACTACCAAGGCCAGCAGGAGCCCAGCACACACGTCGCTGGCATCCACGGCCGCGGCAAGTGGATCCCGGGAACGATCGACCCGGCGGCACGCGGGCGCAGCCAGAAGGATGGCGAGCAACTGTTGCAGACCTACACGGACCTCGGCCTGAACCTGATTCCAGCGGTCAACAGCCGCGAGTCTGGTCTGTTCGCCGTGTACCAGCGCCTGGCCACCGGCCGGCTCAAGGTGTTCAAGAGCTTGAAGCCCTGGCTCGCCGAGTACCGGATCTACCACCGGGACGAGAAGGGGCAGATCGTGAAGAAGAAGGACCACGCGATGGATGCCACGCGATACCTGGTCATGTCCGGCATCGACATCGCAACCGCGCACCTCGGGGATGGGGCAACCGCCGCATTCCGCAACCGCCAGCGCTACTCGTAGGAGTTCCCCATGAAGCATTTTGTGCTGACCCTGTTGATGGGCCTGGCAGGGCCGGCCTCGGCCCAACTCACCGGTGTGATCGACGCGGCCGAGGGCGCAGTGATCAACCTGCACAAGGACAACGGCGGGCTGTGTGTCGACAACGGCCACCTCGCCGAGTACGTGAACGTGCTGAAGAACAAGACGATCCGCGGCTGCTGGACCGTACAGAGGGGGGGGCAACTGTCGATCGCCTTCCTGGACGGCGACATCGTGGTGGTCCCGATTGGCGCCGTGCGTCACCCGCTGGATTCCTGATCCCATGATGAACGCAAACAGCCGCGACCAAGCCGGCCGCAGCGGCGGCATGCCGCTGACCGACCTCGAGCGGCTGCTTGGTGACGTCGAGAACGAGCCCCGGTGGCGAGACTCGGCCGACAAGTGCGCCGACTACTACGACCACAAGCAGGCCAGCGCCGAGCGCGTCATGCGCAGCCAGGACACCGGCGAGCCGCTGGTGATCGTGAACCTGATCCAGCGCACGATCAACGGCGCGCTTGGACAGGAGGCCAAGAGCCGGCTGAACTGGAAGGTTTCGCCCGACTCGGACGCCTTCAGCGAAGTAGCCACGGTGCTGAGCGAGAAGCTGCACGAGGCGCAGCGCGAGGCCAAGACCGACATGGCCATCAGCGAAGCCTACTCGTCGATGCTGCGCACCGGCATTGGCTGGGTGCATGTCGACCGCAGTCCGAACCCGCTGGCCTACCCGTACCGCGTGCAGGCTGTGCACCGCAACGAGGTGTGGTGGGACTGGCGCGCCAAGCAGGCTGACCTGTCCGACGCGACGTGGATGCTGCGCCAGCGCTGGGCCGATGTCGATGAAGTGCGGGTGTTGGTGCCAGAGGCGCGCAACCTGTTGGACATGGGCGTCGGATCCGGCCCGATCACAGACGCGATGAGCCGCACCATCACGGCGAGCCAGGGCAACTTCGAAGACATCGACACGACCCGCCGGTCGTTCAGCCGCTCGCAAGAGGAATGGCTCGACAACAGCCTGCGCAAGCGCATCCGCCTGTACTGCGTCTACTACAAGCAGCACAAGGAGGTCGTGGCGCTGGTGTCGGGCACGAAGCGGATTCGCTTCAACCCGAAGAACCCGTTCCACGTCGCCGCGGCAGTGCGCGGCGCGGCCAAGCTGATGCGCGGCCCGGGCTACGTGATGCGCCGGGCGATGTTCGCCGGCCCGTGGCGCCTGTACGACGACGAACTGCCGGGCCAGCACTTCCCGCTGGTGCCGTTCATCTGCTACCGCTGCGACGACGATGCCAGCCCCTACGGCCTCGTGCACGGGATGATCCAGCCGCAGGACGAGTTCAACGAGCGCCGCTCGCGTCTGCTGTGGCTGCTCAAGGCCAAGCAGATCTTCGTGGACGAGGATGCGCTCGACGAGCGCTACAACAACCTCGTTGACCTGGCGCGCGAAGCGATGCGGCCGGATGCGATGTTCGTCCTGAAGAAGAACCGCCAGAACGGGGTCAACGCGCTGCGCATCGAGACCAACATGGCGCTGAGCGCCGAGCAGTCGCAGGTGATGGAGAACGCCAAGCTGCTGATTCAGGACCAGCCAGGCCTGTACGGCCCGCAGTTCGGCGGCAACCGCGTGGGCGCGGAGTCGGGCATTGCGCTCAACAGCCTGGTCGAGCAGTCGCTCGCAAGCCTCGGCGAGACGGGCGACAACTACCGCAACAGCCGCCAGATGGTCGGCGATGCCTTGGTGTGCGAAATGGTGCAAGACCACCAGACGCCCAACATGCCCGTCGAGGTCGGCAGCGGCAAGAAGCGCCGCGTCGTGACGCTCAACGGCACCGACAAGGCCGGCCTGCCGATCAACTCGGTCGAGGACGCCCAGGTCAAGGTGGCGCTTGGCGACGTGCCGGCCACCGCGGCATTCAAGCAGCAGCAGCAAGTGTTCCTGGGCCAAGCGTTGCAGTCGGTCGGCAACAACCCGATCGCGCAGGCGGTGCTGATTCCCGCCCTGTTGGAATCGGGAGACCTGGAGCACCGCGCCGAGTACGCGAAGTGGCTGCGCAAGCAAGCGGGCGTTCCTGAGCCTGGTGACATGGCTGACGAGGAAATGCAGGCGCAGTTGGAGCAGCAGCAGGCGCAGCAACAGGCTGTGCTCGCGGAAGCGAACCAGCGCGCCATGGCCGCGGAGCTGGCCGTAAAGGAAAGCAGTGCCACGCTGAACCAGACGAAGGCCGTGCTCACCCAGGTTCAAGCCCTGCTCACACAAAGGCAGGCTGACCTCGCTCAAGCGCAGACGTTGAAGACCGCGGCCGAGGCTGAGGCGATTGCGACGCAGCCGACCGAGGACGAGTTGATCAGCGGCGTGTTGAAGCGCGCGGCGGGCCAACAGCAGGAGCCCGCGAGGGCGTAACGATTCTCCCCACCGGGCGCCGGCCCTGGTGGATGAGTAGCAGCCGGCACCCATGAGAGGCCCGTTCGGAGCAATCCGCGCGGGCCTTTCGCATTTCGCGCCTCCGCGACAAAGAGGAAAAGGCAGATGACCGCAGACCTTGCATCGAAACTCGATGCGCTTGGCAGTGGAGTGGACTTCACGAATCCAGAGACGTACCAGCAACTGCTGTACGCCGACGAGATCGCGAGCCCGCCAGCCGCCACAGCGCCCCAGGGCGAAAGCCAGCCGACCGCACAGGTCGCAGCACCCGCAGAAGCACCGGCCCCAGCCGAAGCGCCTGCCGCTGTTGCGCCGCCGGTCGCAGCAAGCAGCGAGCCGCCCGCCGCTGCCGAGAAGAAAGAAGCAACCGAAGCGGTGGATGGCGTCCTGACGCGTGACGGAAAGCGGGTCATTCCGTTCGAAGTCCTCGCCCAGACACGAACCACAGCACTCGAAGCGCAACGCCGAGCTCAACAACTTGAGGCCACCAACCAAGAGTTGCAGAAGCAAGTCGAAGCGCTGAAGGCCGGTAAGGCCGATCCAGCGCCTGGAGCCAAGACCGAGCAGTTCAGCAAGGAGCGCATCGAAGCGCTCAAGGCGGACTTCCCGGAAATGGCCGAGTTGATGGAGAGCCAGAACCGCCTGATGGCAGAGGTGACCGAGGCCCGCAAGCAACCCGCTGCGGCTGCGCCGGTCGAAACCCCCGAGCAGGCGCGACAGGCAGTCCAAGCTGAGATCGACAACCACGCACTGCTCGTGAAGTGGCAGACATCCAGCCCTCTCCTTTGGGGACGGGCGCGGGAAGTCGACGCCGCTTTGCAGGCGGATCCGACGTGGGCCGTCAAGTCGCTCAGCGAGCGATTCGCCGAGGTCGAGAAGCGCGTTGCCGACGAGGTCGGCATCGCAGTCCCTGCGCCATCCAAACCCGCGGCTCCGGCCGCAGCCGCTCCCGCGGCGCCGACGCCCCCTGCAGCGCCGGCACAGCCCACCACCCCCGCCGCACCCGTCGTGGCGGAAGCCCCCAAGCCTGGCATCAGCGACTTCAACGGATCCCCGCCCAAGGTTGGCGCGGACCCGTTGCTTGGCGTTCCTGTCGGCAAGGCGGTTGACGTCGCGATGGGAATGTCAGTCGAGGAACTGATGCGCTCGGTGGGAGTGAACGTCTGACCACTGAATCCTGAGGTTTGAAATGACCACCGTTGTTCAAGACACCAGCAACTACGCACTGGTGAAAGAGAGCGTTGCTCTCACCGCCGTCGCCATCAAGGCGCCCACCGACCTGACGCCTCTGATTGGCAAGGCCCCGACGCAATCGGGCGCCGAGTCGATCGTGAAGCAGCAGTCTTCGCCCGGCCTGCCGGGTGTTCTCGTCACCGACCTGTCGGCCAAGAAGACCGGCACGATGGTGACCATCGAGGCCTACGACACGCTCGGCGGTGACCCGATCATGGGTGACCAGATGCGTGAAGGCAAAGGCGAGAACGTCGACATCTCGTCGATGGACGCCAAGATCGATCTGGCCTCGAAGGTCATCAACGCCGTTCCCGGCACGATGATCGACCAGCGCACCAAGATCAATCTGCGCTCGATGGCGATGGCCCAACTGATGGGCTACTTCCCGCGCCTGCTGTGGAACCGCACGTTGGTCCATCTGGCCGGTGCGCGCGGCGAGCAGATCGGCAAGTCCTGGCACATCAAGACGGTCGCCCAATCGTCCGCCGGCGACTTCGCGTCGAAGATGATCAACCCGGTTCTGGCTCCGACCTACAACCGGCACTACGTCATCAACGGCTCGGACCTGACGCAGGGCGGCGCGCAACTGGCCTCGATCGCATCCACCGACGTGTGGAAGCTGAACGTGGTCGACGCGCTGGTCGAGTTGCTGGACTCGCTCGAGTTCCGCCTGCAGCCAATCCGCATCCCGGGCGACCCCGCGGCGAACTATTCGCCGATCAAGGGCGTGCTGTACATGGACCCGGTCGCGCACTCGATGCTCAAGCGCGACACCACGAGCGGCAACAACATCCGCGCGTGGCAAGCCGCTGCGTTGGAGCGCGGCGCCCTCATGGGCGCCAACCGCCACCCGCTGTTCATGGGCGAAGTCGGTCTGTGGAACGGCATCCTGATCCGCCCGATGGAACACGCCATCGTGTTCACGGCCGGCTCGACGTGCAAGCACATCACCTCGGCCAATCGCTACACGGCCACCGAGACCGATGTGACCGTCAACGGCTCGCTGACCGCCGGCTTCCGCGTGTCGCGCTCGATCCTGATGGGCGCGCAAGCGTTCGCGGTGATCCAGGGCAACAACACGTCGTCTGGCACCACGGCCTCGTTCAAGGAGCGTACCTACGACTACGACTCCAAGCACGAAGCGATGGGCGAGTGGATGGGTGGCGAAACCAAGCTGCGCTTCTCGTTCCGTGACGCCAACGGCAACTTGGAGCCGACCGACCACGGCGTGATGGTCATCGACGCGGCTGTCCGCACGGTCGGCAACTAAGCCGGTCCACACGAAAGGAAATCAACCATGGCTACCTACAAAGGTGTGCAGTCTGGCCGCGGCCAGCACAACACGGCCGCCTACGGCAACACGTGGAGCGACAACAACAAGGTCACGCCCACCGCGACTCTCGTCGCGACGGATGTGGTCGTGTTGCTGGAGGTCCCCGCCGGCGTCCGCCTCGACCGCCTGCGCTACTACAGCGGCGACTTCGACTCGGCGACGACCCTGGTCACCGACTGGGGCTATCGCACCAAGTTGGCCGGCGGCACGCTGACCGACGCGGACTTCTTCAGCGATGACGCAACGCTGCTGCGCGCCGCGACCACGTCGTGGCAGGAGATCGTGTTCGAGCCGTTCGTGACGACCGAGCCGATCGAGATCACGGTCACCTGCGTGACCGCTCCGACCAGCACGTCCGGCACCCCTGCCATTCACGTGCAGGCCTCCGGCCAAGTCGTCGGCATTCCCTGATCCGCAGCTTCCTCGCTGAAGCCTTCGCCCCCTCGGCCTTCGGGCCCTGGGGGCTTTTTCTTTGAAGGAGAGCCCCATGCGCATTTCCTACGTCGGCAAGAAGCCGTCGCAAGAGGACGTCATCGCCGGCTCGGGTGTGCCCTGGGTGCCCGGCGAGGTTCGCGAGATCGAGGACGTCGAAGTCTGTGCCCAGTTGCTGCGTCACACGGATAGCTGGGCGCTGGCGCCGGCTTCCGAATCGCTCGTCAGCGGCAACTACGTCGTAGATGAGAGCGGCTTCAAGTTGGCCGATGGCGTGCTCGAAGTCAACAACGCGTCCATGCCCGACAGCGACATCGATGCACTGCGGGCGCAATGCGCGGCCGCCGGCATCAAGTTCCATCCCAACGCCAAGGCCGAGGCCCTGCGCAAGAAGCTCGCGGAGGTCGCGCAATGATCAATCTGAGCGAGCGGTTCGCCGCCGTCGGCACCAGCGAACTGCAGAACGACCTGGGCAACCGAGAATCCTGGACGCATTCGGCCGAAGTGCTTGGCACCGGCGCCGTCAGCGCGACGGTCGTCGTCGACGCCACCGCCGACCCGGCGGGCGTGACCGGCTGGTATGAGGTGTGCACGCTGGCGCCGTCTGGCACCACGTCTGCGGTCGACGTCCTGACCGGTATCAACGTGCCGGTTCGCCTGCGCTACCGCTGCACGGCCATCAGCGCCGACACGGTGTGCATCGTCCGCTCGGCCGGAGCACGCTGACATGGCAACGCGCAACAACGACGCCTTCCCTTCGCTTGGCGGCGGCGGGGCCGCAACCAACATCAGCACGGACGACGCGCAGCCGCCTGGCACCGCGGCGCCCGGGAGCACCGGCGACGTGTCCGATGCCGGTCACGTTCACCGTCATTCCTACCTGTCGGAGCTGAACGCCTGGGGCGTGCCGACCGCATGGAACGCGAACACCAATAGCCCGGCGCTGGCGAGCGGCACTGGCAACGCCACGAACACCGCCTTTGTCGTGACGACGGCCGGCAGCACAACGCTGGACGGCATCTCGACCTGGGTGGTGGGCGACATCGCCTACTTCGATGCGACGGCCGACGTCTGGAAGAAGGTCAGCGTCGACCCGTTCGAGTCTGTTGCCTGGGCAAGCCGCGGCAGTGGCGACTTCACCGGACAGATCAAGCGCATCACCGACGTTGGCAACACGCCAGGCACGCTGTTCACCTGGGACGGCACCTACTGGCGCCCGACTGGTGGGCGCTTGTGCTTGGTGCAGCGCTGGGGCACGAATGCCGCGCCGCTCGCTGGCCCGCTCACCGGCGCGGCGACGCACGCGTTCACGCTTCCTGCCGCCGCCGCCATCCCGGCCGGCCTCATCACGCCGCACAGCCAGATCTACATCCGCGCCTATGCCAGGCGCTCAGGTGCCACGGCCACAGCCAACTTTGACGTGACGCTGGGCACGACGAACTCGTCTTCTGACACCGTAGCGCTGCGAACCGTGTTGAACGCGACCGACAACCACGTCGCTCGCATCGATGGCCCAGCCATGATCGGCGCGTTCTCCTCCGGCAAGGCTACGACGTACCTGTCAAACGGCGTCGTCTCACCGCAGAACAGCACGGCTGTCGGGTCGTCCTACGCCGACCGCAGCACGAACTTCGATACGTCGTTGGCGATGAACGTCAACTTCGGCATCTCGAGCGCCAACGCGGCGGACTCCTTCTCCCTGCACGGCTACGCCGTCTACCTGGAGCCCTGACGCATGGCAGCGCCGTTCTCCCGCGCCCTGTTGGCGCGGCTCTTGTCACGCCTGAACCAGTACACCGCTCCGGTGTGGACAGTGGCGCCAGCGGTCACCGCAGCCGATGCCGGCGCGAACGTCACCTACACCGGCGGAACTGTCACAGGCTACCCAGAGCCCACCGTCACCTACTTGGTCCTCGTCGATGACGTGAGCGTCGGCCCGCCTCCGTACGAGGTGCAGCAGTCGGACGTCGGCAAGACGATCAAGATCCGCGGCATCGCCACGAACACGGGCGCCAGGCTCGGTGTCACGCAGGACAGCGCCGGCTACCTGGCCACGGGCGCGATCCGGGCGTCAATCAGTGCCACCGGCGAATGGCTGGACGAGAACGGCACGCCGCTGGTGCTGCGCGGCGTCAATCAGGGCACATGGGGGGAGAACTTCGAGCCCGATGCGGCCGCCATCAAGGCTCTTGGCGCCACGGCGGTGCGGCTGGTCGGCGTTCGCTGGTGGGGCGGGGACGGCTATGGCGCCGGCGTTGACTCCTACGACCCGGATCCCGAGAACTTCTACCTGAGCCCGACGCACCGCGCGCAGATGCTGCAGGAGGTCGCGTGGCTTGAGGCGCAAGGCATCTGGATCGGCTTCGTCTTCGACAGCGACAACGGCGCCGGGAAGATGGGCCTTGGCAACGGGACGCCCAACTTCTTCGAAGAGAGCGCCGAGGGCGCCACGAAGTTCGCCGAGTGGAAGGTCATGGTGCGCAGCGTCGTGCAAGACCTGCTCGCCTTCGACCGCATCCTCTACTTCGAGCCGCTGGCCGAGCCGCTGCAGCACGACTCCAACTCGTCTCACAACGAGCTGGTGCGCAATGTCTATCGCGAGTTGATGGACAACATCCGCGAAGTCGACGCGCGCACCCCGTTCCTCATCGGACCTCGGGCCAGCTACGGCGCGAACTTCCTCGAAGACATCATCCTGCCGGAGCGCAACGACTACGCGGTCACCTGCGACTACCTGACCGGCAAGGTCAACGGCGAGGGAACGATCAACTCGTTCACCGAGTCGCTTCGCACGCTGCGGCTGACCTACAACGTCGGCCTGTTCCAGCAGCAGGTGGGGCGCGAGACCGTCGGCGACATCGGAGACGTGAATGCCGACGGCGTTGGCGACACGACTGACAACGTCGGCTACACGGGCATGTGCGGAGTGCTGTCGTCACTGAACGCGCACAACATCCCATACACCTGGTGGCAGTGGCACCAGAACACCGACAACGCCGGCACCTACGCGCTGCACTACAAGCTCGTCTACCCTGGGCCAACCGGTCCGGACAACTGGGTGCCGAAGCCGACTGAGTTGGCGATCTTCGAGTACCACATGCGCCAGACCGGCGACTGGGTCGAAGACGAGGCCATCGCCGCCGCCACATCTGTCGCTGGTGGGCTCCTGTTCGATCCGGCTCCGAGCAATTGCTTCACCGACGCGGCCGGAACGATCCCCGCGTCGGCTGGTCAGAAGGTGCGCCGCATCAACGCGGTTGTCGGCGACGGCTTCGCGAGCCAGAACGACAACTCGCTGGCTCCGACTCTGGTTGCAACCGTCAACGGCTACGCGCTGCAGTTCAGCGCCGCGGCTGGCACGTACCTGAACATCAACACGTCCTACTTCGCGGACGGCGACAGCGGTGTGGTGATCGCGGCCGGGCGCCCCACCGCCAGCGGCTCTGCGCGCGTGATGTTCCATTGCGGCAACTCGAGCACGACGGTTCGCAACCCGTACTTGGCGATCACAAGCTCCGACCTGATAACGGCGTCGTGGCGCGGCGACGACAACGTCAACCGGGCCAGCGACTCGACAACCACCTGCGACGGCCGCGCCATTGTCGCCACCGCATACCGCAGCGGCTCAAGCAAGAAGGTCAACGCGCAGGGGGTCCAAGAAGGGTCGAACGGCAACGCGGTCGGTTCGATGGCAACCATCACGCGCGCGCGCTGGGGCTCTTCGTCGACTGGGGCCAACAACTTCGACGGCCCCATGTCGTTGCTGTTCCTTGGGAAGTCGATGAGCGACGCTCAGTGCCATGCGATCGAGCGCCGCGGCGCGTGGAAGGAAGGTGCGCCGTTCCGCGCAGCGATCCCGGTCCTGTCGATCGTCGCTTCGCCGGTGCTGACCGCCACCAATGGCCGCACCTACACCGGCTTCACGTCCTACGGGTTCAACGGGGTCCAGCCCTACACCTACTCTCTCATCGGCACGCTGCCAACTGGCCTTTCGCTCAACACGAGCACCGGAGCCATCACCGGCACGCCAACGCAGACCGGGACGTTCGCTGGGCTCGGCGTTACCGTGACGGACGACAACGACGACACGGCGAGCCTGTCAACGTTCTCGCTCACCGTCGCCGCGGCTGTCGGAATCTCCGGGACTCCGGTCCTGACCGCGACCAGCGGAACGGCTTACACGGGCTTCACTGCCAGCGCGACTGGCGGCACGGCCCCCATCACCTACGCCAAGGTTGGGACTTGGCCGACCGGGCTCAACCTCAACACTTCGACCGGCCAAGTCTCCGGCACGCCGACCCAGACTGGCAGTTTCGCCGGGATGTCGATCAGTGCCACGGACGCCCACGGGTCGACGGCCAGCCTCGCCACGTTTACGCTTGTGGTCTCGGCAGCAGTTGGCATCTCGGGCACGCCGGTCCTTACTGCGACGAACGGGCGCCCCTACACCGGCTTCGATGTCGACGCAACGGGCGGGACTGCGCCGATCGTTTACGCGAAGGTCGGGACTTGGCCCACTGGGCTGAACCTGAACACATCCACGGGTGTGGTCAGCGGAACGCCTTCGCAGTCCGGCTCGTTCGCCGGCATGTCGGTCAGCGCAACAGATGCGCACGGATCGACTGCGAGCCTCTCGACCTTCACCATGGTGGTGGCTGCCGCGGTTGGAGTGTCTGGAACGCCAGTCCTGACAGCGGACGACGGCCTGCCGTACGCCGGCTTCGACGTCAATTCAACCGGCGGCACGGCGCCGATCACATTCGCCCTCGTCGGTACGTGGCCGGATGGAATCACGATCGACTCGTTGACGGGGGTTGTCTCTGGCACCACATCCGAGCTTGGAGCGTTCGCCAGCTTGAGCGTCAGCGCGACTGACGTCTACGGCTCGACAGCCTCTCTCGCCACGTTCACGCTGACCGTGTCCGAGATGACGGCGCCGACGCTGGAGGACATGGAGCCATACCAGACGACGGCCACTCGCTGGAGAAACATCCCATACGGCGAGGCCTCATGGACCGAGCCTGGCGGTAGCACCACGCTGTTCCAGCGTCTTGATGTCGATCTTCCGAGCACTGCCGCGCCGGCTGGTGGGTATGCCGTCATCGTCTACTTCCACCCGAACGGATCGACGAAGACGGTCAGCGCCGGGTCCACCATCGAGGCCGTCCGCACAGCCGCACTGGCGGCCAACATCGCGTTCGTCTCGGTCGAGTTCCGACATCCCGTCACCAACGTCAGTGAGGGTGCTCCGCACGAGGACGCGGGGCTGGCCATCCAGTACATCCGAGGCCTCGCTGATGCCTTCAACTTCGACAAGACCAAGGTGGGCGCCGTCAGCCGCTCCCGCGGCAGCGTGTCGCTGTGGCAAGCGCTGCAGCCTGACATGCTCGACGCCGGCGCGGTCACGTGGCAAGGCCGCCAGTCTTCGCTGCTGCAGGCTGTCTGGAGCCACAACGCCCAGACCACCTACTCGACGACGGAGTTCGCCAACCTGTTCATCGTCGAAGGCGCGGAACGCACGACCTTCTTGACCGCCAATCCGGATGACGTGCGCTGGGGGTCGGCCATCCAGGACATCGCCACGGCGCCATCGGTGCCGATGATGACGATTCTGCACCAGGACGCCTACCCGACTGGCTACGTCAACGCCAACCAGGTCAACGAACACTACAGCGGCTTCGGGTCCGCGTTCGAGGACGCCTGCATCGCGGCTGGGCACGGCGCAAAGATCACGGCGCAGGATTCCGTCCCCGCTGCGAGCTCGTACGTTGGCGCCGTCGACTGGTTCGAAGAGATCTTCTACCCCGCACCGGCCGTCGAGACCTACGGCAGCCTGGGCCTGAACGGCACGAACGTTGGACCGAACTGGGACTACCAGACTCGCGTCTTCGTCAACCTGCTGCACAGCCTGCGGTGCTGGTGCCCGATCATCGCCGGATTGCCGTATGACAACGGCTTCGGCTACGGTGACGTCACTCTCGTCACCAGTGGCGCGCAGAAGGGCTACCCAGCGGCGGGCCAATCGTGCATCGGCATCTTCCTGAACGTGCTGACGTCAGACGACTACGGCGCGTACCTGTTCGAGTGCGATACCGACATGACGGCCAAGATCGTCAACAACGGCGAAGGCTCGTTCAACGGCACGCTTTCGTACAACGCTGGCACCGGGAAGACGACCGGCACGCTCACTGTCTCAAGCGGCACAGGTGTCATTGCACTGCGCTTCAACAACGTGAACAGCGGCTTCGGCGGGCTGAAGTTGCATGCCCCCGGCTATGCGCTGAACACGACACAGAAGATCCGCACCGAGGCCCTTGCGCACTTCGACTTCGCCAGCGTGCTGCGCTTCATGGACTGGTTGAACACGAACGGGCCAGAGGCGGCGTTCGATGGAGGCGGCAACCAGCAGACGGATTGGATCGGCAGTTGGCCGGAAAACTCGGACAGCGCGCGAGGCTACAAGAACTCGCTGCAAGCTTGCTACGACTTCGCCGAGGAGTTGGACAACCGGCCGCTGGCGGTCAACATCCCTGCGCTGTTCACCGACTCTGCCATCCACAGCTTCATCGACGAATGCGCCGCTCTGCAGTCTGCCGACGCGAATCAGATCACCTACGTCGAGTGCCCTGGCAACGAGCCCTGGAACGCCAACCTCGGCGAGTCGACAACCTACTTCGACCTGCGAGACGCAGCGTTCACCGAAGCGAACGTGCGCGGCGGTCCGGACATCACGAGCATCACGCGCTCTGGCGGCAACCTCATCACCGTGGTGTTCGACGAGCCGCACCTGGTGACCGGAACGCCGTCGATCTACGTCAAGCACAAGACCGACCTGTTCACCGCCGGCACCGAGACTGCGACGGTCGTCAACCCGACCACCATTACATGGGTCGACGCAGGCTCGAACGGCTCCATCTCGCATGCTGACGACGACACCTACATCTTCCTGAACCCGTCGCACACGCTGTGCCGCAACATCGGCTACCACCAGCCTGACCCGAACACGACCGCCAACTACGTACGGATCCGCTACGAGCTTTCGCGGGCTCGTGTGGCTTGGGAGCGCGTGGACGCGATCGACCAGTCGGCGCGGATCAAGATCATCTACGGCTCATGGACGGCCCAGCCGCTGAACTACGTGCCGTGCTTGTTGTGGGCGCTCGAGGAGTACGGCGACCTTGACTGGCTGCATGCCGTCGCCACAGCCTTCTACGTCGAGCACAGCGGCGACCCGGCGACGATCGATGACGTGGCCGAGGTGTTCTCCAGAATGGACACCTACGTCGTCGACGTGAAGGACCGGATGCTTCGGTGGTGCAACCTGGCGCACACCCTGGGGATCAGCACCTTCTGGTACGAATGGGGCCCTCACCTGCACCTGGACGGCGGCAACTCAACAGCTCGTGCGGCGATCGTCGCCTCCCACAGCGACGCCGGCATGGGTACGCGCATGGAAGAGTGGGCTCAGTGGGGCCGCAACTTCGACCAGGGCGTGATGTGCTTCTTCCACAGCGGGGTGGCCGGGCAGCCGACCCAAGTCAACGACTGCTGGCCGGACACCTTCGGCAAGATGTCTGACGACGCCACGGCTGTGAAGCACCAAACCCTGGTCGCCATAACAGACGCGTCCGCGATGCCGGTTGAGGTCGATGGGCTCAACTTCGGCACGATCAACTACGCCGACGTGTTGCCATCCGCCGGCGCGTTGCTCGGGGTGTCGTCTGGCCGGTGCGTGATATCGCCCAGCGACAAGGTCGAAGACATCACCATCAACGTAGCGGTCGAGGCGGATGGCAACTACACGCTGGCGCTGAAGTGGGCGCGCCACACGGATGCAGCAGTGGCCTACACCTGCTACGTCGATGACGTGTCCGTGTCGACCGGCAACCTGCCGTCGGTCAACGTCTTCACGACAGCGGCGACGCAGGCCTTCTCGACCACTGTCGCGCTGACAGCCGGCAACCACAAGGTCCGCATGCATGTTCCGAACGCAAGCCGCGCCGACTGGGTGCAGCCGTACCAGTGCATCTTGACCGCCGCCTGATCGACAGCAGCGCAGTACACGGGCCGCCTGCGGGCGGCCTCTTCATTGGGGAATCGCCTTGGGCACTTTCACTGGGATGAACATCGCCGATCGCGCCTGGATCAAGGTGCTCGAAGCGACAGGTGGGTCAGCGACTCGCTGGACATCGTCAGAGGCGCTACTGTGGATCAACGACGGAATCCGCGAGATCGTCAATCTGCAACCGCAGGCGTACACGCTGACATCGAAGGTCGTGCCTGCGACCGGTACCCGCCAGACGCTTACCGCGCTGAGCCTCACCACTGGGACGCACATCACCGACATCACGGCCAACTTCAACGCCGCCGGCACGATTCGCGGGCGGCCGATCACGAAGATCGAACGCGTGCACCTTGATGAGTTGAAGCCTGGCTGGCACACGGAGAGCGCCACAGAGGCAATCCACTGGATGGAGGACTCGCGCGATCCGCGCACGTTCTTCCTTTGGCCGGCGGTGACCGGCGGCGGGCAGGTCGAGATCGTCTACCCGGCGATGCCAACGGCGCTGGCCACGCTGAACGCAACGATCCCACTGGGCGACGAGTACGTCAACGCGCTTCAGGCCTTCACGCTGTTCTCCTTCTACAGCAAGGACTCGACATACACAAAGGCGGCGCACATGGCGCCGAGCGCGTGGAACTTGTTCATGCAACTTCTGGGCCTTCGTGGTCAGTCTCTCGCCGCCAACTCCGAGCGCGGCGACCAGAAGGCTCAAGGGGTCTGATCGATGCTTCCATACCACCGCGACTTCGTTGCAGACCCATCAGGCAACGTCATATCCAATGCATCTGTCGAGGTGCAGACGTCGGAGGGGGTTGCCGCAGTCTTGTACGGCGACATCGACGGCGAGACGACACTGCCAAGCAACGTCCTCACAACCGATGACTATGGTCAGATCGGCTTCTTTGCGGAGCCTGGTACGTATCGCTTCGAGATCACGCCGCCGGGCGCAACCGCCTCCGTCTCGCGTGAAAACATCACGCTGCCGGTCGTTTCACCAACTGCGGTTGACGTCTCGTTCACCCAGCAGGGAACAGGAGCAGTAACTCGTACCGTTCAAGACAAGCTGTACGAGATCATCAGCGTGTTGGACTTCGCCGTAGGCGACATCGGCGATGGCGCTACCAGCCCTGACGCGGCGATTGCATCAGCAGTCGGCACGGCGAACCGCCACGTCATCTTCCCCGCTGGAACTTACAAGATGGGGGCGCAGGCGCTTTGCGCCCAGAACGTCACTGTCGAGCTCCTGGCGGGCGCCACGCTGGACATCGGAGCGCTGCCAGTTGGCGCAGCGGCATTCAAATGGGCCGGCACGGAAGGCGCCGAATATCCGATGTCCGCCAACGCGGTCGCCAAGTCTCGTTTGGTGAACATGTCGGCCGCGAACCTTGCCGCCTCTGGCATCGTCGCCGGGAACTGGATTCGAATTGGGTCCAACGCTGTATTCGACGCCTCGCGTACCAGTTCCAAGATCGGCGAGCTCATCCGTGTCGACAGTGTCAATCTTGGTACTGGCGCCATCACGACGGAGACGCCGTTGGCCGACGGCTATCTGACGGCGGATTCGGCAACCGTTTCGAAGGTGACCCTTGTGGAAGGGGCCGCACTGATCGGCAAGGGACGCATCCTGGACGACAAGACGTCTGCCGATTCCCACATCGCGGTCACGATGGAACTGTGCCATCGGCCCCTTGTGCAAGACGTTCGTTTCGAAGGTCTGAGCGATCGCGCCGTATACCTGAAGGACTGCATCAGGCATTTGGTCTACGGCATCCACGGCGACGACTTCCAGGCCTCCGGCACGGCGTACCTGGTAAGTGTCACCAACGCATGCCAAGACGGCGTCGTCGGTCTGGTGACGTGTCGCAAGGTGCGGCACATCTTCACAACCAACAACGCTGCGGCCACGAAGGGCATCCCGCGCCGGTGCATCTTCAATGGGTTCACCGGTGAGGACACAAGCTACGCCACAGGCGGCAGCATGGGCGCTGGCGACATGGTTGACACCCACGCCGCAGCGGAGGACATCCACTACTGGAACTTCACGTTGCGCGGATCGAGCGGCCAAGGGATCAATGCGGAGTGTCGATCTGGCTCGATCATCAACGGTTGGATCTACGGCTCGATCGGCATCGGATTGG